CTGGTTTGCTTGAGCTATTGATTGTGCTGTAAAGGCCATATTTATTAGTATTATAACACGCTACACCTGGCTTCCGACCAAAGTAAAGGTGTTGACAGCGGTGCTGATATAAAGTTTTCCACCGACCTCTATTAACTGCCCGATTTCGGTCGTACTTGGTGCAGTCGAGTAATGCGGGACTTTTAATGTGGTGTTGAACCGACAGGTCTTGTTGAAGTCCTGACTCGCGTAAAAGTTATTTAAGTAAAAGGTTGCGGTGAGGGCTTCCAAGTCCTTTTTCTGGCGGTCTAATTGTTCTTGGAGTTGTTGGATTTCTGGGTTCATACAGGGTTATCCAAAATGGTAGCCTTAGCACGCCATCCGGTAATTTCCGCACCTCCCGTACTTTCAATTCTAAACTCGTACTCCTTCCCTGACACAAAAGCCGTGTCGGACGCCTCTATGGAGAGGAATGTCCTTGATACATCATTGTCTGTTGATGCTGAACCTATAGTCGTCCATGAAGTTGCACCGTCTACCCTGTACTTTGCTGTGACTGCTTCACCCGCCGCTAACGCACGGAAAGATACTTTGAATGAATCAAGTCGCTTGTCGCTATCCACATCTCCGAAATCTAGGACTTGTGTCTCATAGATTGAGGTGAAGTTATACGCAACAATGTCGTCTGTTTTATCTATCGAACCGTCTGATGAGTGAGCAATGAAGAAGAAGTTACCAGCCGTACCAAATGCTTGGATACCAGCTGTAGATACGTTCTCATCTATGAGGTCGAGCGTGAGTGACTGTGAGTAATTATTATTCTTTCTACCGAATGACCAGATGCCCTCGTTGTATGTCGTACCCGCAGCGTTTGTCATTATCTTCGCAGACCAGAAGACACGGTTGTTTTTCACCGCCTTACTTATAGGCATCGTCTTCCCAGAGAGAGCTTGTGTGAAGATTTCTTTCACTACCTGTGGTGAGCCGCCTGAATAGACTTGAACCACCATTGAGCCTTTCCCAGCTCCTACTGAGTTATTTAAGTATCGGTCAGTAACACCAACCAAAAGACCTTCGAGTGATTCGAGTACGCGAAGCTCACCTTCTCCCCAGTCAATCGCCTCCTGCACGTCAGTCGAGGTGAGGTTCCATAGAAAGACTCGTGATTTACCATTGAAGGTAGAGATAGGCGCACACGCGATAGCTAGGTAGTTTCCGTAGTTACAAAGCGAAGTAATTTTGAAGTTAGTTGGGAGAGTGAGTGCCGAATCCACAACCGCACCTGCAGCAGTTATACGCACGACAATGTTGTTGTACGCTATGTAAAGCTGGTCGTCCTTTGCTATCACTCCGTTTGCCACTGAAGTAATCGTTGATGCAAGTGCACCTGTGACGGTGTTCGTTATCGTATTCGTTGCAATGACCCATTTCCACACTTGATTAGTCCCCTGGAATCCCCACAGAGCGTCTTTGAACTCTACGAAACAGCCGTTCAAAACCGCACCATCACCTTCTGAAGTAGCAGGTAGTGACCAATTACCCGTAGTTGCATCTGCTTTCTGCACTATCTTAGTAAATCCTGTGGCAACAACCTTACCCAGACCAAAGAGTTTCGCAGAGGCAGAAGCGTACACAAAATCCTTTACAATATACTGCATCATACCCGTACTCGTAGTGCCGTCATTTACGTCGGTTTCAAGGGAACGATACGGAGTAAGTCTCTTCGGGTTAGAGAAAATATCAAAATGCTTTGAGATTTGAAACTCATTTAACGACGGTTTGCGAGAATCATCGCTAATCCCTCCATTGAAATCAGACACTTGTTGTACAACAGTTTTACTCATATGTTGGGCTTCGAATTATTGGTAATTGTTGTCGTTGGTTTACTTACGTTAGTAAACGACGTCGTGGGTTTTGCTACGTTAGTGAACGACGTGGTTGGCTTGGAAGTATTTGTGAACTGTACGGTACGGAAGTTGGCATTGTTGAACGTAAGTACAAAAGCAACAGTCGCAGCCGTTAGAAAGTTCGGATACCAGATACCCGTTGAAGTGAAAGACCAGTAATCGTATGTTGCGTCCGAAGTATGTGTTCCGCCAGACGCAGTAGGAATGACACCGAGAAGAGCGCGAATAATAACGATTCCAGACCCTCCTGCGGCACCATTCACTGCACCTCCTGAACCTCCGCCTCCGCCTCCTCTATTTGCAGTGCCTGCTACTGGCACACCTACTCCTGCTGCACCAGCACCTCCACCACCAGCACCTCCAGCACCTCCGACTCCTCCACTGGTACCAAGCGAACCTCCGCCTCCACCGCCTGCATATGTTACAGAGGAACCACTTATAGATGATGCTGTTCCAGCTCCACCTGCACCTCCGTCAAAGCCCGCACCTTGTCCTCCGTTTTGTCCTACAGCAGTTGCGCCTCCACCGCCGCCACCTGGATGCGCACCCGTATTTACACCAGCACCACCATTGTTTCCTTGTCCAACCGTACCTATACCTTTTTGCGCTGCATTCGTAGCTGCGCCGCCGCCAGAACCGCCAGAACCCGCTACTTGACCGTCTCCACCACCACCGCCGCCACCTGTCGCCGTGATACTAATGCCACTTGAGTCTCCTCCGTTTACTCCGTTAGCACCGTTCACAGTAGCTCCAGCTCCTCCAGCACCAACAACGATACGATAAGGGCGAGTTACAATGTCTGTACTGCCTGTAAGAAAACCACCAGCACCACCACCTCCAGCAGCATCGGAGTTACTTCGTCCCCCTCCACCACCTCCGCCCACAATTAAATAATCGACTGAAGCCATTTTAGGTTAGGGTTAGCGCACCGTTTGAGCCGTCGAAGTCTATCGCAAAGGTATCTCCATTCATCATTGACACGTTAGTGCCGTAGTCAAACCAACCTATCAACTCATCATTCGTAGCCGTGTCGTTGTATATGACTATGTATCTAAAATCTGCCACCGTACCAGTTGCAGTTAGCACTAAGTCAGTGAGAGTGAGTTTATACACCCCTGAAGTCTGTACAGAAGAGGCAGTCGTTATAACCCTGCTAGAGAGGTTTGTGTACGCTATTTGAGTCAAGTTAGCCAAGACAGTATTAGACGCCACTGGAGCGTTTGCAGAGGCGCACAGAGCCACTGTGAGGGTGTTAGAGCCTAGGTCGTGCTTCTTCTCAGCTAGAGCTTCTACGAACGAGTCGAATTTATTGAACGTAGCCATAATTACCTGTGCCAGATTGGAGCCATAGTCATCTGTTTCTTCTCGTCATTGTTTCGGTCTGAGAAGTACTGAATCATCTTCTTCTCTTCTTTCTGCATCTCGATTGAAAGAGCTTGGAGATTAGCGAGTCCGAGAGTCAACGCACCGTCATATGCTCCCGCGATAACGAATCCACGGTGAAGGAGTGGAGAGACACCAGGTTGTTTCGTAGTGTCCGTAGCCGCGAAGTATGAACCTGCACGCTGGAAGTAGAACTTCAAACCATCGGTCACTGATGATTCAGGCTTTGGGTGCAGACGTATGATATTGTCTGCAATTTTATCGTAGTGAGTTGGAAGACCTGCAACTGATTGCAAGTAATCTATCGCATATTTCATGTCCTTCTGGTCGATTTGCTCCAGCAATCTGTAGTTACCGCTCGAATCTTTTACTTCGATTCTTGTGAGTGTGACGATAGGATTGCTTTGCTCATCTGTAAGGAAAGAGTAGTCTGCTTGGTTCGCTACGAGGTTAGTTGTACCGATAGGGAGTTTTGTATGATTGGTGTCATCCCACTGAAATGTTCTGTCCGCCCCTATAGCATATCCCGTAACCGTATCGAGCCAGTTATTCACTGAAGCCACTATCTTCGCTGTGGGCCACTGTGTAGCGTCCACACGCATCATTGCGCGTACTTGCTGGACTATTCCTTGATTGAGTGATGAGTCTGAGAAAACCATAGGTTAGTTGTTATTCATAAACTGGGTGTGGAACTCCCTCGACCCCACCACAGAGTCTTTGAGAGAAGTTCCATACTCAGTTTGTGATGTCATGCTAAAAATCAAAATCTCCAACGTGTTTTATTACCACCGTCGGGTCTGCCCACACGTCGAACCCTGCTTTAATCGCCTGCTGGCAGAACCATGTATCTTCTCCATAGACCAACTCAGCGTCTTCATTCCTGCCGAATTGGAAGTATGGCTTCTCTATCTTGTCGAACACCGACATCTTGATTAAAAGGAATCCAGTGCCGAGTCCATGACACTTATAGGGCTTTGTTTTGTCTGAAATCTCAGTGAGTGGTGAAGCGGTTGACTTGAGAGGGAATGAGCGGAAGTTATACGGCGCACCGACTACATCCTTATCAAGTGAGACAAGGCGAGTAATCGGGTCTTCCATTGCACCTGAAAGCTCATTCACCGAGGGGAAGAGGAACATGTCGTGGTCTACAAAGAGCATGTGAGTAGCACCAAGCTTCTGTGCCTGGCGTACGAGCCGAGTCCGTGAGCCTATAAGGTCACAACCCTGGCTCATCACCATGTCGTAATCAAACTTCACCTCACGGAGAGCACACACTAGGGATAGAGCGGTCTTACTCTTAATGGTGTCCTGGCAAGCAAAAGCAACCACTACTTTTATATCTTCATTTTTTTTAGTTTTCATATCTTGCCCACCAAGAGTTGATGAGCAAAGATGAGAACTAAGCTACGTTTATATCAAAGACAAGCCCAGCTACATTGGTCTGAGTCTTGAAACCGTAATCGAGACGTGAGTACACCTCGGTTCCTGAAAGGAAACCTGCAGTGGAACTCGATGGGTGCTCTACTGTGTAGATTTTCCCATAGGTAGAACGCAAGAGTCCGAGCTTCATAATCTTACGAACACCGCCGAAGAGGTGACCCGCAGTATGGAGCGTCGAGACGTAGTGGTTCATGCCACCGTAGTCGATACCGATGACACCGCCGTTCTTGAGAGCAGCGTCAGCAGTGCTGAAGCCGTTTGCCTGCATGTACTGCTCGACAAAGGTCCAGTCTGCTGGTCGCCACTCAATAAAGCCACCGTTCTGCTTGTAGAGGTCAAAGCCGTTTGCGGTAAAGATTTGCTCCTTAACGCCACGCCAGATGTCGTCTACGTTTGTAGCAGAAACAGTGATTGCTGTTGCGGTGAGTCCGAGAACGCCACCGCCAGTATCACCAAAGTTAGTCTGTGAGGCCGCCTGCGCGAGCACAAGCGATTCCACACGCTCACCGATTTTCTTTCCGAGCAAGTCGGCAAGATTGCCTACCTTTGCGTAGTTAGACTGTGCCTGGTCAGCATAGTCCACATACACACCATCGTAGTTCATAGTTACGATGTCGAGAGTCTCTGTTGCCATCGTGATAGCGATAGGTGGGAGAACTTTCGAGAGGTCTGAACGGTCAGCGACTGAAGTCAGGAGTGTTGCCACTGCTGGTTCGTTTGCGGCTGCGACGTACGGGAGAACCGTAGTCTTTGTGTCTGTGTAGACAACATCGCAAGTCTCTTTCCAATTCTGTGGCTTATCAAGTCGCTGGGCGAGCTTTGATTCCCACACTTCTTGAAGGATTATTGTGTTAGCCATTTTTATTCGATTGGTTTAATAACCAGTCGAATTAGTGCCAGGCGGGTTTGTTCGTGTTATCCCTTTCGACTCTTGCGTTAATCACCGCAGCGCGGAGCGTAAAGTCTGAAGGTAACTCACCCGTGTGTTCGTACTTAGCTTGCCAGTAATCAAGATTGTCGATTGACCCTTGACCTGTTCGCTTTGTAGAACTTGGCGTAGCAGCTTTCATCTCTCTTTCTATCCTCAT